TAAAAAGGCTTATAGAAAATTAGCAAAAGAATACCATCCAGATAAATCTTCAGGTAACGAGGAAAGATTTAAAGAAATAGCTGATGCATATGAAACTCTAGGTGATCCTAATAAGAAGGCACAATATGATCAAAGAGGCAGCAATCCATTTGGTGGATCTATGGATGATATCTTTGAAGATTTTATAAGGAATGGTGGAGGTGGCTTTGGTAATCCTAGCTTTGGTGGATTTAGTGGAAGACATGGCTTTAGTACAAAGGGTGGAAATATAACTGCACAAGTTTACATAACATTAGAGCAAGCTTATTATGGATGCAGTAAAGAAATTAGAGTTGGGACAAAAGTTGTTAGTGTAGACATTAAAGCTGGAGTAAAGCCTGGTCAGAGAATGAGACTTAAAGGACTAGGGCAGAGAGGAATGACAGAAGATCAAAACGGAGATCTTGTATTAACAGTACTTATACAAGATGATCCTAATTTTTATTTAGACCAAAAAGGGTTGCATACGATAAAGCATATAGATTTATATGATGCATTATTAGGCGGTAAGGGTGAGGCGACGGTATTTGATAAAACTATAACTTACACTATACCGAAATGTGTTAAGAATGGTACTATGCTAAGAATAAAAGGTAAAGGGTTTCCTGCTTATAACAATCCAAGTATGTATGGAGATTTTTTTATAAATATATTAGTTAACTTGCCAAGTGAATTAAGTGATGAACAAGAATTACTAATTAAGAAAATGAAAGACTTAGAAAATGGAATTTGATAATGATGAATTTATGAGGTCATTACTAGACCAATTAGAAAATACTAGTTGGGATCAATATATGAACCTATGTTATAACACAATAATAATGTTTCCTGATCAAGTACTTCACTATGATGAGAAAACAGCAAAGCATAAAATTAAAAGCTTAAGTAAGATAATGCTACACTTTGAAGAAAAAGAAGATTTTGAAAAATGTGCAAAGTTAAAATCTATACAGGACAGAATAAAAAATTGTTAATAACTTTTAGAAAAAAGTCCTAGAAAAATTTTCAATTCCCAATTAAATTGATTATATTTATAATATAATTAAATAAACGGAATATGACTGAATACACAAACCTTACTTATCTACAATCCTTCTTGGATGAAATGCGCTCTTCCTCATCAGGGAATCATAAAATTGCAACTCTTAAAAAGTATGCTGATAACTCTGTTGAAAATTCTGATAGAGAATTCTTACAGAAAGTTTTCTTCTATACTTACAATCCTTATTTCAAATATAATGTAACTCCTAGGAATTGCAAAAAGAATTCAGATTTACTAGGTCACCCAAATACATACGGTAGTATCTTTACCTTATTGGATGATTTAAGAAATAGGGTATGTACCGGTCATACGGCAATTGCAAATGTAAATAGATTCGTCCTAGAGAATAAGCAATGGGAAGATATTATTTACTATATGCTAAACCGAGACCTTAATATGGGATGTGGTACTACTTCTATTAATAAGGCAATCCACCCAGATTTAATTCCAACCTTTAAGGTCGCTTTAGCAAATGCATATAATCCTAAGAGAGTGGATTTTCAAAGTGGAGAATGGTACGGATCCAGAAAATTGGATGGTGTAAGATGTATCTGTAGAAAAGAAATGAATACTGTAACATTCTTTTCAAGGAACGGTAAAGAATTTACAACCTTAGGTAATTTAGAAAATGAAATTTCTAAAATAGGTGGAGACTTTATTTTAGATGGAGAAATCTGTATGGTAGATAAAGATGGTAATGAAGACTTCCAAGGAATTATGAAACAAATCAGAAAGAAGGACCATCAAATTGAAAATCCTAAATTCTTTGTATTTGATTATTTAACTTTAGATGAATTTGATAATAAGACTGGAACTACACCGCTTACTGAAAGACTTAAGAATGGTTATGATATTTTACCAGAAGGAATTAACTCTTCTATGTTAGAATTCTTACCACAGGATCAACTAACCACAGAGGAACAATTTACTGAGATGGCAAAAGAAGCCGAAGATGCTGGATTTGAAGGAATCATGGTTAGAAAGAATATCGGCTATGAAGGTAAAAGAAGCCATAATCTTCTAAAGGTTAAAAAATTCCATGATGCTGAATATACAATCCTAGAATGTATGAACGGTACAATGCGATGGACAGAAAATGGAAAACAAGTTGAAAAGGAGGGTTTAAGTAATATTATTATTGAACATAAAGGTAACCGTGTAAGTGTAGGATCTGGATTTTCTAAAGAACAAAGAGAACACTACCTCAACAATCATAATGAACTAATCGGTAAAACTGTAACTGTTCAATATTTTGAAGAAAGCCAAAATCAAAACGGTGGATATTCATTAAGGTTTCCGGTAGTAAAACATATATATGAGAATGGGAGAAATTGTTAATGTACCCGTTCCATATCTCACCTGTAGTAAAGTAAAAGAAATTAACTGATATATATTGTATGGATTTATTTGAGAAGTATAGAAAGTGGGGGAAAGATATAACTGTCTTTGATGTTGATGATACTTTAATTGTAACCAAAAGTAAAATTAAAGTTTTTAATCCAAAAACAGGATATGAAATTGATCTTACTCCACAGGAATTTAATACATTTAAAACCAAGCCGCATGATGAGTTTGATTTTAATGACTTTAGAGATTTAGAAATTCTTAAGGCTGGTAAAATAATTGACTGGGTTTTCAAAATACTTAAAAGAACAATTGCAAAAGGTACTGCAGTTGGAATTATTACTGCGAGAGATGACTCAAAACTTATTTATGATTTTCTAATGCATAACGGTGTAGATGTTAATCCTGATTTTATATTCGCAATCAATGATCCTAACTTAGGATTCACTGGCTCTACTGCACAAAAGAAAAAGGATGCCTTTATGAAATTTGTTCAAATGGGATTTAGAAATTTTAAATTCTTTGATGACGATAAAGAAAACATAAGAATTGCAAACAGTCTTAACAAAGATTTGTCTGAGGTAAAAATGAAAGCTACTTTAATTAAACAAAAATGGATCCCAAACTTCAGCGACTTCAAATAAAACTAAAAGCATTCACTAATATTTTATTAAGTATTAGAGATCTTTCAAATTCTTCTACTACTAAGGTTGGGTGTATGGCTTTAAAAAAGGATTTTAGTAAAATAGCAAGTTTTGGTTATAATGGTTCTTACAGCGGAGCTGAAACTAATAATGATACTGGAACTGAAGAAGATTCTTTAACACCAGGAGAAAGTGGCTTTATTCATGCTGAGGTAAATATGATTGCCAAGTTCCAAGAATACGATCCACAAAATTACATAATACTTCTAACTCTATCACCTTGTAAAATGTGTACTAAAATTTTAGTTAATGCTGGTTTTAAGCATGTTTATTGGATACAAGACTACAGAGATACTGAACATCTTCAGATTTTTAATGAATGTAATGTGACACACGGTAAAATTTCTAACCTATTAAATGACTACCACACAATAAAGAGCTGAATATATACAAAAAATAGTATAACCTCTTGGTCGTCGAAGCTCTAACATTTAAACTATCCCTTGACTTTTTTACTTATCTTAAAAAGTATAAAATAGATGTGACTAAAATCCGAATAGGATTTTATGATCAGGCTGCAGGTAAATCAGAGTACACTGATTTTAATAGTGTTGCTGAAATGGAATTATTTTATCAAACTAATTATGTACCATTTGATCCATGCTATGTAGGCGACTTAGCAAGTATACAATTGTTTTTAGGAGGTAGTTCTTTATATGAATTTGTTACAGAGTACAGGGCATCAGATCTAACTGGTGACTTTAAATTAACTTCGGGGTCTTCTTTTGATATACAAAGAAATGCACAAAGGTCAGTGTTAGTTAATAGACAAATAGAATTCATAAATAAATCAGTCAATGATTATAAAGGTTATTGGAGTGAGATTAATAGGATATATACTTCAGGGATTTATTCACCGTGTTATGCTATACCTGGATGGTCTGAAGGAACATGGTATCTAAACCAACTAAGAGAAGCTTTTATTGCACAACGTGACACATCTGAATTTCCGTATGATGATGTTAACATTATTAATGAACCTCCTGAATAAATAAAAAAAGACTAGTATAAATGGCATTCAATCTGACAGAATACATCATCTATAGAAATGAAGTTAAAAGAGAACTTTTTAATGGTGAGGTAGATGAAAACTTTAAAGCGGTAGCTAACCCTTGGGTAGACAATAGAACATATAACACAGGGCATATCATATATCACCCAGTAGAAGTAACTGATCCTACCGGAAGTACTAGTATAGTAACAGAAACTTTAGTTTGGTGGAGAGCAAATAAAAGAACTACACAAGGTACATTTGTAACTAGTGAATGGGATGTCATTGGTGGTATTGGAACCGGAGATGTTACAGTAGGAGCATCAAATAGTTATGGTAAGATTATTGTTAATTATACTGGAGTCACACCTAGCCTAGGAGCTGCTAATGATGTATTATTAAATTCTACAATAGCAAATGATACCTTTAGATTAATTGCAGGAGATGGCGTCCAATTACAATATGATACCACAGTTAATGCCGTTAAACTTATTAATACATCTGCCGGTGGAGAAATAAACCAAGGTACTAATATAGGTATAGGTGGACAAAACGTTTTTGGTGGAATGAATGGAACTACTTTAGAGTTTAGAGGTTTTAGTTCATCCAATTCAGATGTAGCATTAGGTAATGCCTTAAGTGTTGCTACTGACACTGCTAATAAGAATATTAATTATAACTTTGATTCAGGAAATGTTGATTTAGCAACACTGAATAGTGGGGCACCAACATTGGATATGTTATCTGACGTTTCATCCGGTAGTGCTTCATCATCTGACATATTACAATATAATGGTACTATTTGGCAATCAATAGCACCTTCATCTGCAGGTCTATCTGGAGCACAAGGTACAACTGGAACACAAGGCTTACAAGGAACTCAAGGAAATGACGGATTTGGTTTACAAGGTGTCCAAGGTGTTCAAGGTTTACAAGGTGTCCAAGGTGTTCAAGGAAATGACGGATTTGGTTTACAAGGTGTCCAAGGTGTTCAAGGTTTATTAGGAACACAAGGAATTTCTGGGCAATTTGGAATTCAAGGAACCCAAGGTTTCGGTGTTCAAGGTACTACAGGTTCTGGTGCACAGGGAGCCCAAGGTACACAAGGCTTAGGTGGTACACAAGGTACTTCTGGTACTGATGGTGGGTTTGGTGGAGCAACATTTGATTATGAATTTAATACATCTACCTCGGTTCAGAATCCAGGATTTAGTTATGTTGCTGTAAATAATGCAACTCAGAATACTGCTACTATTATGTCAATACATGACTTTGGTGTAACTGGTATCGATATATCAAACTTTTTATTAACTATTGCATCTAACCCGGCTATTATAAAAGGACACGTTAGAATATCAGCTAAAGCAGATCCTAGCGAATTTATTCTTTGGCAAATTGACGGATTACAAGATCAAACTGATTGGTGGGAATTAGACGTACAGCCAGTTGCTTCTACCGAAAATTCACCGTTCACTATGGACGAGGATGTTTTAGTATCGTTTGTAGTTACCGGTCAAGCAGGAACTCAAGGTGCAACAGGATTAGGTTTACAAGGAACTCAAGGAACACAAGGTACCACCGGTATTGGAACTCAAGGAACACAAGGAATACAAGGATTAGGTTCACAAGGAACACAAGGTATAACAGGATTAGGTTTACAAGGAACTACAGGTTTACAAGGAACACAAGGCTTACAAGGAACTATTGGTTTACAAGGAACTACAGGTTTACAAGGAACACAAGGCTTACAAGGAACTATTGGTTTACAAGGTACTACCGGTATTGGAACACAAGGAACAACAGGATTAGGTTTACAAGGAACTACAGGTTTACAAGGTACTACTGGTACTGGGACGCAAGGAACACAAGGTACTACTGGTCAACCTGGTTTGGTAAGTGGATCT